CTCGGTGGTCTGGATGTGGCCCGTTTGCTCCCATACGTCGTACGGCACATGGTCACGCCTCACACGAAGGCCCAAGCTGTCCTCGGGAATCCAGAACCAGGGGAGGATTACGAACTTGTCGGCCTCATCCCTGGGAGGGAACACGAGCACGAATGCGGTGATGTCGGTGGTGCTTGAGAGGTCCAGACCCCCATAACAGACCCTGCCTTCAAGCTCCTCGGCATCGATGGGGAAGTTGCACTGGTCCCATTTCTCCATCGGCATCCAGCGCACTGCCTGCTTGACCCATTGGTTGAGCCTGAGCTGGCGGAACACGTTCTCCTCGCCTGGATTCTGCCTTGCGCTGTCGCAGGCAGTCTTCACCTTTTCCATCGTGATGGTATGTCCCAGCGACGGATTGGCTTTCTTCCACGTCTTTGCATCGGTCCAGTCGTCGTCCTCCTCTGAGCCGTAGATCACCGGGTAGAAGGTCTTGTCGTGTTTGCGGCCATCGATGATGTCCTTGGCCTTCTGGTGCTGCTCGTAGCAGATCGAGTGCTGGTCGGTTCCGGCCGTGGTGATCAGAAAGAACAGCGGCTGGGCCCTGGCATCACCCGAGCCCTTGGTCATGACATCGAAGAGCTTGCGGTTGGGCTGGGTGTGCAGTTCGTCGAAGACCACCCCGTGGATGTTGAACCCATGCTTGGAGTAGGCTTCGGCGCTCAGCACCTGGTAGAAACTGTTGGTCGGCAGGTACACGATGCGTTTGGTGGCCGCCAGGATCTTTACCCGCCTGTTCAGCGAGGGGCACATGCGAACCATGTCGGCGGCCACCTCGAATACGATCGATGCCTGCTGGCGGTCAGCGGCACATCCATAGACCTCGGCGCGTTCCTCGAAGTCTCCGCAGGTGAGCAACAGCGCCACCGCAGCGGCGAGCTCGCTCTTGCCGTTCTTCTTGGGGATCTCAATGTAGGCGGTGTTGAACTGACGGTACCCGTCACTCTTGACGATACCGAACAGGTCGCGGATGATCTGCTCCTGCCAGCCAAGCAGCTTGAAGGGCTTTCCCGCCCAAACCCCCTTGGTGTGGCACAGGCATTCGATGAACCCCACTGCATGGTCGGCCTTGCCCTTGTCGTAGATCGATTCCTTCGCCATGAAGGATGTAGGGGTGTATTTCTTCGGTTTCGGCATTGTTCTTGATTCCTCAGGGCAAACAAAAGGGACCCGGCGAGGGTCCCTTGAAGTGATGGGTACGTGTTGTCAGTTGTATGTTTTTTTCAGGCTCTCAAGGGCCTGCCTGGTATCAGTGTCACGAGGCCTGATGTCCCAGCCGCGGTCGTAGTTGCATACGATCCTGCCGTCGCGCTTGAGCATCAGCTTGGAGATCCTTCCCTCGTCGATCCCGTATTCAGAACCCTCTCCGTACACCTTGATGCAGTATCTGAAAACGCTCGATCCGATCTCCAAAGTTCCTTCTCCCCACATGCTCTTGCCTCCGTGTCTGTTTTGTTGGTGTATATATCCCTCAAATCGGAAACTATATCAACCCGATATAGGGCAATGATTTGAAGAAATACACTACTGATGCAGAGTCGGATATGACACCTTGAGGAGGCTCCTGTCAGCCTTCGCCGGTGAGTATGAAATGCGCATACTCTGTGGTATTGCCGTTTTCCAGGTAGGAGGCAAGCTCGGAAAATCCCATCTGCGAGGCGATCCACTGGACCGCCCCCGTGTTGAACATGTTCGTCAGGCCGCTGTCGCGCACCTCGAGGATCTGTTGTTTGATCTGCTCAGTCATCGCCAGCCTCCATCGATTCCCTAACCGCCTGCTTGAGAATATTCTCGTCGAAGCCGCAGTCGTAGTAACCGTCAAGGATGGTCGAGTAGTAGTATGCATCAGGCATCGCCAGAGGAGGTCCTTCGTTCATGACGTAGGTCATCGCCACCACCTCATCCCCGTCCAGGTTCACCATCAGGCGCTTCTTTCGATACAGGTGGGGGTGCCCCTCGTAACGGTCAAGGGCCCTTTCGCACTTCTCGGTAATCTGCCAGAGCAGCACCGGTACACTTGCACCTCGTTTCATCTCAATGGTGGCCACGCCAGTATATCGGCCTCCCCGGAACAACAGCTGGTAATCGTGCAGTATCGTTGTTCCGATGACCGCGGCATCGGGACATCTGTACCCCATCTGTTCGAGGTTCAGATTGCTTCCATAGGCCAGATAGACTTTCTTCATCGTTGTCACACTCCTTCACTTGGTCTTCTACCACCCCAAGGGCGGTCGTCCCGCCCTCAAGGTCTCAAGAACGCGCCCCTCAGGCAGCAACCCGCCGTCTCCATGCGGCACTTCCTGCGAGGCGCTTGGTCAGGTGCTCGCGGCAGGCTTTGAACTCGTCGCCGATGAAGCCGATGCGGTTGAGGTAGGTGCGCATCGCAAACTTCTCGTTCTCGGCCTGGGGCTTCTTGGTGCTCGCAGAGCTTTGTGTGAGTGCCTGGGTGTTCAATGCGAGGGCAAGGACGATGTAGCTCCTGACCTCTCCGGCATGGAGGGTGCTGTTGAAACCGCGTAGCTCGACGGTCTTGTGGCCGTGGAAGAAGGAGTGCAGGTTCAAAAAATGGTAGCGGCTTTCGTGGTAGTGTGCCTCCCGGCTTCCCCGGTAGCCTTCGTACCAGATGCTCTCGATCGAGGCGAAGGTGGCAGGTTTCTTGCGATTCATGGTCGTCACAAGGTGCTCGTCCATCCTCTTGCAGTACCGTGCCCGGTTGGCCTCGATGCCCAGGGCTTTGTAAAAGAGGTCGTTTCGGGCGTAGATGATGTTCACGAAGTTTCTGATCGAACGCGGTGTGTGCTCTGCTCCATCAAGGTGGATGTGGATGCCGCATGAGCTGTTGGTGAAGGCCCCGGCCTTTCTCAGTGCTCTGATAACCTCCTGCACCTTCTCGATGTCCTCTTCGTAGGTGAGGATCGGGCTGACCAGCTCGACGCTGTAAAGCCTTGTGGCGGTTTCCCTGATTCCGTTTTTCTTGGTCTCGCATCTGATGCTGCCATCGTAGGTGAACTTCCATTTGCGGCCATCGAAGGTCTTCAGTTCGTAGGTGTCGTAGTAGGAACCTCCGTAGAGCAGCTCTCCACCGAGGACCGTCTGGGCAGCCAGGGCTGCGTCCTTGCGGGTGATGCCTGTCATCTCTATCTCGATTCCGAACCGTGTTGTCTTTTCCATGCTCTCTACCTCTCTTTGGTGTGTATTTGGTCGTACTGTAGTAATCACTCAAAGAGGGATATATAGCAAGTGTATATATGCAAATAAGATACACTATTTTATAGGTATTTCTTCGTCCAATCTCCTAACCATGTCGACTCCCGGCACCACGGCCAAAGTCGATCCGGTTTCCCATGCAATATGGATGCTGCCGATGTCATCCACGTGGATTACTTTACCCTTGGTGCCCGCCGGCGGTGCGGCTTCGTCCTCCATGGCCACCAGCTCGACGGTGCACCCCGGGGGATATTGTTTCTTGAGTACTTGGACCCGTTTTCGATTCATTTCATCCATAGATATCCTCCGTGTCAGTGTGCATTGATCGCTCAGCTTTGCATGAATAGCAAGTCCTTTGTCCTAGGGCTTTGCCAACGCATCCAGGATGAGGCGCATCTGGCGTACGTACTGACCATAGCGATGGACAAACAGCGGCAAATCGTTCTCCCCATAGTCCAAAAGCGCATCCGTATCCGTCTCTGTTATGCAGTACAATCCGTTCTGATATGTCCAGTTCAGCGTAGGGAATGTAGGGATTGTCGGTGCTTCGGGTGCCATCGAGACCAGGACCTGTCGATACGGTTCAGTCGTTTCGAGTGTTGGCACGCTCGTGCAGCCGGTTGAGACGATCAAGACGGCTACCAACATCACCGCGCTGGGGAGGTTCGATCTTCTCGGGTGGCTGTTCTTGTTCGATGGTGGTGATCTTCTGCTGTACTTCATCGATCTTCTCCAGTTCCTTCTCTTTGCGTTTCGCCGTATCCTGGGCTTTTTGAACGTCCTTTTTCAGATCCTTGGTCTTGGATGCCTGCAATCGTGTGATGCCCAGCAACCCCAAGATGATGAGGATCAGCAGCTGGAAGATGTCATGCATCGGCTTTCCCCTGTATAAACCGTTTTACCAACGGTTTCCAAAACGCCATGCACGCAGGGAGCTGCAGCAGGTAGATCGCTATGGTGTACAGCACCACCAGGTAAGGTGTGGGGTTCAAATCACCAGCCGGTGTGGATGCAGGTGCGACCCGGTAGGTCACGTACGCTAAGACTGTAGAAAGGGCGAGTGCGACCAGTTTGATTTCGTTCTCGCTTGCTCTGTCACGACGAAGGCTTTTCTTGTACAGTTCCATCACCAAGCCCAGGAACGCGGCAAAGGCGAGCAATATGGCACTGAGTGTCATCCTTCGCCTCCCTTGCTCCCAAGCAGCGACAGGAAGTACTCATCCATCTTCTTCTCCTGCTCCTCGCTCTCCCCGTTGATCTCATGGGTCCTCAGCGACTTGAAGATGACCTTGTCATTCTCCAAGGCCATGACCAGTCCCATCTGGATCCTGGTGATGGTGGTCTTGATCTCCTTGAGGTCCTTCGCATAGCCCAACCGGTCATCGCTTCGTTTTGCCATGCGGTTGAGTAGCCACAGCACGATGCCCCCCGAGCCAAACAGGCATACCGCAAGGGTGGCGATCAGGGTGATCTCATCCATCACTTGCCTCCTGGGAGGAGATTTCCTCGTAGGAGTAATCCAATCCATCGCGCTGCACGGTCACATTCGCAGTGGATCCGACCAGCTCGATATAGCGTTTGACGATCACATCACAGTACTTCTCATCCAGCTCGATGGTGACGCAGCTCCGTTCGGTCTGCTCACAGGCTACCAATGTGCTGCCGCTGCCGCCGAACGGGTCGAGCACCAGTGTATTGCTCATCGAGGAGTTCATGATCGGATAGGCGATCAGGGCCACCGGCTTCATGGTGGGATGATCAGTGTTCTTCTTGGGCTTGTCGAATTCCCAGATCGTCGATTCCTTGCGCCCGGTGTACCACTGGTGCTTTCCCTTCTTCTTCCATCCGAAGAGCACCGGCTCGTGCTGCCACTGATACGGCGAACGTCCGAGCACCAGTGACTGCTTCTTCCAGATGCAGGTGCCCGACAGGTAGAAGCCCGCCTCGCTGAATGCCTTTCTGAAGTTCAGTCCTTCGGTATCGGCATGGAAC